TGCCGGGGCTGAGGCTCATGAAGCCAGACATGGCTAGAGCAGCAGCAGTATCGCTGTCAACGATGACGAAGTTACCTTTACCACGACGGGTTTCCTTGGCAATTGCGTTGCATTCACGTTCAATTTGGAAAGTGAGGCCACGGAATCTTTCGGCAGACCAACGACCGTCAGAGTCTTGGTTAAGATCGTATATACCAGCAGAGGTGATATCGTTTTGGACAGTTCCTCTACGAGCAACATAATAGATGGTTCTGACGATTTCGCGGTTGATTTCAGCAAGAATTTCTGTGCTGAGGAGGTTTGCGAGTTCGGCTTCTGCATCTAGACCGTGAACAGCCTTGAGGTCTTGTGCCAATTCAATTGTGTAGTTGCTGCTTAGAGCGCGAGTACGAGCTTGGACGGCAACGCGGTCAATTGAGAAGGCCATTTGGTTAAATTGGCTGTAAGGATTAGAAGTTCCGCTACCCAAACCTTCACCGTTAGCAGTCAACATACCACGGAATGAGCTGAATTGAGCTGCAGTGGCGTTGTTTCTGAGGTAAACTGGGTTGTTAAATGCGCTGTTTCCGCATGAACCGCAGAGACCAAAGAATCCGCAGATACCCTTCTCGGTTGAACCGAGTGTATAACCAGAACCACCGAATCCAGGAATTGCTTCTTGGAACATGGCTTCGGTATATGAAGTGGTATTGCCGTATTGGAATCCACCATAGTTAGCGCGCATTGCAAAGATGAGTCCGGTTGGGGCGGTCATTGGTTGGACGCCGCAAACATCATAGGCCATCAAGTTTGGCATTGCACGACGAACTAAGCTGATGAGAACTGGGTCATAACCTGCAACTCCACCGTTATTGGTGAAGCTGGTTGGCATGCCCAAGTTTGCAGAGTTCATCAAACCATCGGTTTCGGTGAGGTACTGAGAACGAAGAGATTGTTCTTGGTTCTCAAGAAGGACAGCTGTGACCTTCTTACGGTAGTCATCAGAGATGTTTGGAAGAGCGCCGTGATCAAGCACGGGATTCCACTTCTCTGTTAAAATATCATATGGGGTATTGTCTTGAAAGTTCATTTGTTAAATATCTCCTAAGTAAAATTATTTATAATTTGTTATTTTTATACTTTTTTGTTAAGTTTTCCGATTACATTAGCGTAATTTTCTACGGTGGAAGATTCCATTGGTCTTACTGCAGAAAATGTCATTTCTTCATTAATTGGTTTTGCTCTTTGAAGTGGAGCTGGTCTTACAAAATTTGCTTGAGAAGTAAGGTAATTATTCTTAATTCCAAGTAATTTTGCTTGATATTCGCCAACATTTTCAAAAGAGACGTTTTCCATCAATGATTGAAGTTTTGCAACTTGAGTGTCAGCCAAATCTCTAGTTTCAGCAACAAAGATGGTTGCACACTCGTTCAACATAAGTTGTTTCTTGATGTTGAGATTTTCGTTAATTGTGGCGTTTAAAGAATTTTCCAAATTTCTATTTTGTGCATAAAGCTCATCTAAAGCGTTATACTTTTCATTTGGAACATCAATGTAGTGATTTTCAAAAAGATTCTTCAAACCAGTGATAAAGTTTTCAGCGATTTGAGTTTTGATTCCTTGTTCAACGGCAATATTGTTGTCTTGCATCCATTCTTCGACAACGTAATCAAGGTAATCGTCAACTTTTTCAACTAGAGTTGTTGTCACATTCTCAAGATAAGAAGCAACGTTTTCGTCTAATTGATTGACAATTTTGTTTACTTTATTGTTTGTTTTTTCTGTTACCGCTGCTTCAAAAATTGCATGAAGTTGTGAAATAGTTTCACCAGAAACACTTTCACCTAGTAATGAAATTAAAGCATTTCTAAATTGCTCAGAATTGCTTTCTTCTACTTCAGTTACATCGGGTGTTTCGTTTTCGGTTTCTTCCTCATCTTCTTCTTCTTCAGCTTCATAACCAACAACGTTTTCTCTTTGTGAGGTTCCGTAATCGGCAGTATTCATCGAAGAAGGAAAAGCACCTGCAGCGGCTGCTGCTGGAGTTGGTACTTGTGCCTTAGCTAAATTATTAGCCTTAACAACAGGTCTTGGGATGTAAGTACCTTTTCCATCTGGGGTACGAGCATCACCATTTACTGGGAATTGTCCTTGCATAAATTGTGGGTTTAGATTATTCATTATTTTATCCTTCAAACTTTAATTATTTATATTTTTTAATATATTCCTTTTCTTTTGCCTCTCTCAAGATAGCCACCTGCTCCAACAGCAGCGGCAGCTGTCTGAGAACCAATATTTGCCATATGTGATAGTGCAGATTGAGCACCAAATGCTTTTGTAGCCCAATCTAGTGGATCTATTCCCATCATGGCCAATTGTGGTAACTTAGCAGAAACTTCTATACCAAGTCTACCAAATCTTCCTGTTGGAACGCCAGCCATACCAGCTACAGTTGGGCTTAATCCCAACATACTTGCAATTGCTGTGGTTCCTCTTATGGCTGCAGAAGCAGCTGGTCCCGCAGCACCCAAAGAAGCAACTAATCCTGTCGTGGGAGCCATACCACCCAAATATCTTGCAGCCAATTCAGTTTTAATTAATTGTTTTGCACCAGACTTAATTAATGGATCTGGAACCCAACCAAGATAATGATTTAAAACAGAGTCAGCATTGGCTGCAACATTTCCCCAATATCCCTGTGATACAATATCAGAGCCAGATGGCATTGCTGTTCCGGGAGCAGCGGGTGTTCCTGCCCAAGGAGTTGACATGGATGCTCTTGAAGAACCACCTGTGATACCTACACCAGAGCCACCACCACCAGCAGTAATTCTAGAAGGTCCGGAAGAACTTAAAGTTCTTGCTGGTTTGCCAACTAAACCATATCTTCTTTTTACTCTGGGTGGTTTACTAGCAGCTTCTAATAAAATTTTATTGGTGTGGGGATCAAATAATGGCATTAGATATTCCTAAAATATTGTTCAAAAACTTTTACAATGTTTTTTTCTAGGTTTTTTGAACCAGATTTTTTAATAATTTTTCTTGCAGAATCTAATTGTCGTTCAGACCAAATACCATTTTCAAAAATCCATTCACGGCCTTCCATTATTCCGTTGACAAAAGCATTTGGTGCAGAAGGGTCAGCTACAATATCGATTGCAGCTAACATAAAATCTTCTTGAACTTCTTGATAACCATTTTTTGATTTTAGCGAACCCATACCTCTTGTAGATACACCAAGTTGGGCACCCTCATCAATAAGGTTTTTTACAATTTTGCCCATTGGCGTATCAAGAACTTTAGCCTTACCGTAGACATTTCTGCCATCTTCATATAGTTCTTTTACAATGTGCGAGACTCTATCAAGATTTACAGTAGGACCTGTTGGGTGGTTTAATTCACCCATTGCACGACCTTTAGCAACATATTCGTTAATATACCTTTTGCATTCTTTTAATAAGGTATTTTTTGGATAGATTCTTCCATTGCGGTTTTTAACGTCAGATTGCATAAATACACCTTCGATAAAATAATGTTTATCGCCATTTCCGACATTTTCTTTGACGTATTTAATATCTTCAGTTAATTCTGTAATTAGTTTCATTGTTTTCCTTTAGCGGCCTGGTCCGGTGTCATCTGATCCTGGTTTTTTCTTTGGAAATTTTTTATTGTGTACATATTGAGCGTGTTTTTTAGAATAATAATCCCACCTTTGCTTGGCTCTATCCCAAGCTTCTCTAGCTCTTTTATATCCTTCTTTATCATCTGGATAGTCAGATGATTTTGGTGGATTAGTTGGGCTAAGTGGATGAGGGAAAAAATCTCTTATTCCTGGTGGGGCTGAATAGTTATCAGGATCTGGTCCGTAATAAGGTGGATCTGGCCAATCATAGGTTGGACTGCCCATAGCAGCACTAATTTCTCCTTCACCAGTATCTGTTAAAGCTGTAAAATTTGGATTAGCGACTTCATTTACACTTTTAAAAACATTTTTTGCAACATTTGCATATTCATTTTTTAAACGATCTGATAGCTTTTTGTATAATTCTTTAGAAGCATTTTCTTTAAATTGAACAATGTTTTCTTCCAATACATTTTTTACTAGGTTGTTTACTTTATTTTCCATTTTTTCTCACTTGTAGATAGTTTGTGCGTTTCTATAAAACTCTAAGTGGTTTTTTAATTTATGCGGAGTTTGTAATATTTCTTCCAACATAAATTTTCTATTTTTTGGTGATAATGAATTAAAAAGCCCTGTTAAAGCTTTTAAATCAGATTCACTAATATTTATATAAGTTTCATTCTTCAATTTTAAACGATTATTAAATTTTAAATCATATTTTTCAACAAATTCTATAAAATAATTTAAATCTTCATTTGATTCAGTAGTTTCTGTTTTATTGAAAAAATTATTGTGTAGCTGCTCATTTACTTCTGAAAGAGCATAATTTAATTTTAAAGATAAACAATCGGTAAGACTCTTTTTAAAAGCCAAATCTTCCTCTAATAAAAGATCTTTAATGCCTTGTTTTAATATTAGGGATGAAAGTTCATTCATTGTTGTTGCCCTTCAGTTTGAGCTTGCATCTGCTGTGCCATTATTTGTTGCATTTGCTCTTGTCTCATTTTTTCAATATCAACCTTCATTTGTTGATCTATTTCTTGAATATCTTCATCAGTTTGTTTTAGAATCTTTCTTCTAATAAACTCTGAAGAGAAATACTTACCAACATAAGGTTCTACAATAGATAGCATCTTAATTCTTTCAGCTAAAATTTCTGATTCTTTTAAATCCCAGAAATAATTATCGGTATTGTATACAAACTTAATATGTTCTTTGAGAACAGTCCAATCATCTTCTGTTATTACTCCACGTAGAAGCAATTGTACACGTAAAAAGTCATAGAATAACTTAGAAAAATGTGTTCTCAGTCTCTCAATAAATTTATAAAATTTTACTTCTTCTCTGGTAATTTCCACAGATCTTCCCATATTAAATCCGGTTTGATCTGCTACTAAACGACTCAATGGAACGTTTAAAGAATTATAAAGTTTCTTTTTAAAGTAATCAACGTCCTCAATTTGGGACATAGCATTGCCACCCGGCAATGTAGTAATTTGTGTTCCTTGTGAACCTTCTCTTCTTGGAAGCCAATAATCTTCCAAAACAGAAAGATGATTTCTTTCATCACGAATTTCACCACTGTTTTGATTATAGATGATTCGATTTCTAAATCGACTCATCATATCACGCATATACTGTTCAGCTTTTTGTTTTGGCAATTGTCCCACGTCAACATAAAATACTCTGCGTTCTGGTGCGCGAGCTACGCGGTAAACTAGAAGAGCATCTTCTAGTTGTCTTAGCATGTTTAATGACCTTATGGCTTTGTGCAGATATCCCAAGACGCGCTTGGTGTTCATGTCAATTACACCAGATGGAACGTAAACAACGCTGTCCAAAGAAAGGTGTAAACCACCAGGTCCAGTCAAAAGATAGGAATCTTTATCGGAATCAGTATAAAGATAATATTCTTCAATTTCTTTGATCAAAGAAACTGGTTGATGAAAACCTTTTTGTGGTTCTTTTTTTACTTTACGAACCTTTTTAATTTTCATCGGATCAATTGGTAATATTTCTTTGATGCCTTCTTGAGGATTGTCTTTATCTATGACAATATTATAAAAAAGTTTTGAATCAATATACCATCTTCTAAAAATTTCATAACCACGATCTTGAAAATCTAATAGACTTACAATTTTATCAAATTCTTTATAAATTTTAGTTTTGATTGCTTCGGATATTGGAACTTCTCTCAAATCCATTTTAACTGGACGTTTTTCAGTTCCTTTGACAATCGCAGAATTAACAATTTCTTCAATTGCATTATCAATTTCTGGATATACAGCCATATTTCTATACTGTATTACGGAACTAGATTCGTCTTTTAAAGTTCCAGTATAATCAATTGCGCTACTAAAAAAGCCACCAGCTTCAACAGTTACGGTACCATCGAAAGTTTCTGGTACTGAAAACTTTTGTAAAACCTCTTCTTGGTTTTGATCTGCGGTTTTTTTCTTTCCAAACTCAAATCCAAATAGTTCAATTTCCATATATGTATTTAGAACGACTTTATTATGGTTCGGCTGTTAACCTGTTTCCAGCGTTATAAGCGCCGGAATAAAGTTTAATGTAGTCAAAAACCAAAACAACAGTAAATTGATTTAACGTATTTGGGGTGGCCATATTTAAATTTACGTCCATTATAGCTCTGGGCCATACACCAAACATTTCAAATGTTTTTAATGAAGGGTCTATTTCGCCATTCAAATTTAATTGTTGAACTGTCCACGAATCAGCTTTATAATTTTTAAATGAATCTGAAATATTGTTGCTGTGTTGGTTTATTTGATTATGCCAATAGCTAAACTTTTTCCACATATCATAAAGTTCTGGAGTATCGTCTATGACAGCAACGCTCCACGCTGGATATTGTTTTTCTCCAGGATAATACCCTTTACGACCAAAATAATTATATTCCATTGTTAACGTTGACAAAGCTGGCATTTGCGTAGCTCTTATATGAAATTTACTCACAGAAGAAGGACCACCTCCCTGTACCTCTCCATAAGGAAAATTACCAGTTACAACAAATCTATTTTGTCTTGTTCCACCACCGAATGCTGTTTTAAAATCATTGATATGTATTGTCATGGTTAAATACCCTTTACAATTTCAAACCAATCAAAAGTTAAAACAACGCTAAAAACACATTGATCGGCTTTTGCCATATCTAAGTCCAACGCACTTATTTGACTTGGCCAACAATTAATTAGCTTAATAGTTCTAATGGGCGGTATGCTAGCCGAAGGGCTACCATTTAATCCAAGTTGATTTACAGTCCAGTCAACTTGCAAGTCGCCATAATCAAAATCGCTACCAGCAACAGTGTGAGTTACGTGACCGTCTAAAAGTTCTTTCCACTTATTAAAAGCTTTCCATAAATTTTGTGTATTATTATCATCGTATACGGATACAGTCCAAAAACCATAAGCCCGATCACCAGCAAAATTTAATAGTCTGCCACGATATGGGACTTGAATCGTTCCTAACTCGGCTTTTGGTAAACTTGCAGCAAATATTTTAAATTTAGTTTCATTTGCCGGAACACTTATCCCCGTAGCAGAACCACCAACGGTAGTTGGAAAGGCACCTACAACTTCAAATCTGTTGGCTCTTGTTCCACCACCAAAGGCAGTTTTAAATGCTGTAATTGAATTACTCATTTATTTTATGATCCAGAAACTGAAACTGTTACTGTATAAGATGTTGTTGATAATATTGGTTTTACTGTTACGCTAGCATTTAAAGTAGAACTGTTATCTGTGTTATTGGTTGTGTCACAAATAATTTGTGTATAATTTGTATCAATATAATTTGATATTGTTGATATAAATGATTCTATTTGTGTCGATGCCGATGATCTTGTAGTGCTATTATTTAAGCTGAAAACATATTTTAAGAGAATTGCATTAACATTTTTTTGAATGTAATTTTGTAAGTATGCTGGACCAACTCTTTCTCCAGATGTGTATGTAAATCCTGCTGCAGCAGTTGCTCCAACAAGATCAGATCCCAAGAAATAACTTGTAGATGTACCAGTATCTACTTTTGTATAAAAATTAACTCGATTTTTCTTGTACACATTTTTTGTACTATCATCAGTCCAACTGACAATATTGTTAATTTTTGTGTTAAGTGGTGTCGAAAAATTTGAACCAGCAACAGTTAATGGCAAACTATTTGTATTTTTAGATCTAGTAAAAGCCCCAGCTACATCGGAAACAGATGAGATTGTGTATTCTAA